CGCCGATCTGGCCCGCGCCCGTCAAGCAGAGGCGCAGGCCGCTGCCGCCCGGGGTGCTGGTCCTGACGTGAACCTGATGGGCACCGAGGTCATGGGCAGCGTCCGCGCTCCCAACTTCATCAACAACGTGACCACGGTCGCCAACGATCTGCTGCGCCGGATGCAAGGCAAGCTCGATCAAAAGTTGGCAATCGAACTGGCTGCTGAGATGCTGGACCCGGCCGCAGCAGCCAAGGCGCTGGAAAAGGCGATGGCCCGCCAAGCCAAAGGCGAGAAGCTGGCTGACCCCTTCAAGAAAACCGGCAAGGCTGCATCCAAGGTCTTGCGCACCCCTGCCGCCGTGAACATGCTTGCTCCGGCCGCTGAAGTTCAAAACTCGCTTGTTACGGAGTAAAGACAGATGGCGTTCGACGAAACGAACTTCGACCCAGTGAAATACGGCGTCCTGTGGGAACGGGTGCAGGTGATGGACAAGAAGATGGACAAGATGGAAGCCCAGATTGACCAGCTTCTTGAACTCGCCAACAAGTCCAAAGGCGGGTTCTGGATGGGCATGACCATCGCATCGGGTGTTGGTGGCATCATCGGCTGGATCACAAGTCACTGGAAGCCCTGACATGTACACCCTTGGCGTTCGATCAAAAGCACGGCTCAAGGGCGTACACCCCGATCTGGTCAAAGTCGTCGAGCGGGCCATCAACATCACCACGGTGGACTTCACCGTGCTCGAAGGCGTCCGCGATCCACTGCGCCAGAAGAAGCTGGTGGAGGCCGGGGCCAGTCAGACCATGAACTCGCGCCACATCCCCGGAGCCGATGGGTTCGCCAAAGCGGTGGACCTCGGGGCTTGGGTGGATGATCAGGTGGACTGGTCATGGCCCCTGTACGCCAAGATCGCCGCAGCCATGAAGGAAGCGGCCAAGCAGGTCGGTGTGCCAATCGAGTGGGGTGGTGACTGGAAAACCTTCCGCGATGGGCCGCATTTCCAACTGCCCAAGAAGGAGTACCCATGATGGACCCGTTGACCATCCTCGCCGCGCTCGGCCCGCTGGCCGTTGATCTGGGCAAATCCTTGATCGGTCGGTTCATCCAGACCGACACCTACAAGCCGGTGAACGTGGACGAGTACGTCAAGATGCGCCAGCTTGATCTGGACATGTTCAAGGCGATGAATGATGCGGGTGGTACCAACCCCTCATACCCGTGGGTCGAGGCTGCTGTGCGCCTGATGCGACCCGCTGTCGCCATGATTGTGCTGGGCACATGGGCGTACCTGAAGCTGAACAACTTGGACAGCGACTCGGTGGACAACTTCGCCGCTGCCGTGGGCTTCTACCTGTTCGGTGACCGTACCCTGTTCTACGCCCGCAAGGCCAAGTAAATCAGCGGCACCCAGACCAGCCAGCCAAGGATCGCCAGCAACATCCACTTTGCCAGTGCCTTAAGTTGCCGGTTGATGTACGGCACAAACACTGGTTGCGGGTGCTTGGGGTATCGCTGACCCACTTTGGCAACGCGCACTGGGCAATCGCGCCCTTGGTTGCAGTTCCCATATTCATCGCAACAGTTCATAGCGGCACTCCTTCGAGTTTGGGCAACACGGTCATTTTCTTGTTGGCAAACTGGATGCGGGCAAACTCCAGCGCCCGCTCCATGTCCTTGATCGTGATCACGTCCATCTGGGCGTCATGCAGTTCCATGAGGGTCTGAAGCGCCTTGATCTGCTCGGCCGTGGGCACGAACCGCTTGGTGGTGACTGCCCGGTGGACAATTTGCAACAAAGCCTCGCGTCCGTCAATCGCCACGTCCTTGTACTCGGCACCGAACCCAAGCTGGTACAGCGCCTCCACGATGTTGGACATGGCGATCAGGGTGTCCATGTCACCCTTGACCGCTGACCCGCGCATCAGCGCCACCATCGCCTCGCTGTTCTTGATCTTGAGGTCCAGCAGGTAGCTTTCATGCTTGGCGACAGGCTTGAGGCTTTCCATGACGTAGCCAATCGTATCGAGTCGGACACCCTTGGGTCGGTACTTGCTGCGTTTCCTCACGACAACGACCTCCATTTGCTCTTGGGTTCGTTGGCCCGCTCCACGTAGAAGTGGATCAGGAAGTTGAAAATCTGGACGTAGGTCATGTCGATGCCTGTGTCGCGTTTGATGCGCTCACGGATCAGGTCGATGTCCTTGGTCACAGGCACCGTGATGCGCTTGGTCTTCGGGTCAATCAAAACGGTGCCTCCGGTATCTGTTGGCGCTGCTGGCGCTGGTACTCGCGCTCCTGCTGTGGGGTCCACGGGACAGGCCCGCCCGGGGGAGGGAAGGGCCATGTGTTCACGATTGCTCCTCGGTGGCTTTGTGCAGATAAACCGTCAGGCGCTTGATCTTGGCCTCGTAATACTTGCACATCGAGTCGGCGTATTCACGGCTGCTCTGAGCATCCAACAGTCTGCGCTTGGACTCCTCCAGTTCCCGCAGTGCGATGGCTTCGGCACTCGGGGTGGTGTAAATGTTCTTCACCCAGTCATACAGTTCACGGATCACGATTACTCCTTTGGTGGTTGATGTGACACAAGTGTATCACACTTCTTTGACGAACACACCTTCTTTTGTGAGGTAGCCTTTGCGGTCCTTGATCTCGTTGTAGGCACCCTTGAGGCAGTCCACCAGATTGATGTCCAGCACCGCGCACACCATGATCAGCGTGACCACGATGTCACCCACAGCGTCCTTGGTTTCCTCGATGTTCTTCTTATTGATGGCAGCAAGCAACTCGGTTGTTTCTTCGAGGGTCTTGATGGCCTGCGACATTGCGGTGGCGTTCTGCACGATGCCACGGGCCTCGCCCCATTGCACCACTTTCATCTCGACTTCTGCGTAACTCATGCTCATACTCCTTTGGATTGACGATACTGTTTGACTGCGTTGCGCAGTCCTGCTTGTGTTGTGGCCTTCTCGTCGAGGGCCAGTGCTTGCGCTTGATCCAGCGTGTTCTGCATCAGGATGCGGTGGCACATGACCGGGGCACCCTGACCCTGACGGCGCACCCGGGCGTTGAACTGCTCGTACAGGTCCAGCGACCAGTTGAGGCCATACCACACGAGAATGTGACCGTTCTTCTGAAGGCCGTCGATGCCGTGACCCATGCTGGCCGGGTGGCCGATCATCAAAGAACAATCACCAGTCTTCCACCGGTGCATCGCGTTGGTCAAAGACGCCTCGCTCTTGCACTCGGTCAGGTTGATCGGCCGCAACGCCTTGAACCGCTCCATGATCCGCTCGGCGTCAGACCGGTAGGCGTAGGCGCACAAGATCGGTGAGCCTTGCGCCTCGTCGATGATGTCCTCCAGCGCGTCCAGCTTCATGTCATGCACCGGCTCCCACAGCGGCATCCCGGCAATCGGGTACATGGCACCGTTGGAGAACTGTAAGCACTTGTTGGTGAGCGCAGCTTGGTTGAACGCCTCGACCTCCTTGCCGCTGTCGAGCACGAGGAAGAACTCTTTCTCCAGTTTGTCGTACTTGGCCCGCAAATCATCGGGCATCTCGATCTCCACGTTGTTCACGATCAGATCGGGTAGGGGGTTGTAGTCCTCGGCTGACATCTCCAGCGTGATGTCACCGATCAGCTTCTTGATGGTGTCCTCGGTGTCCTCATACGGCACCTCTTTGTACGGCCCCACCTTGCGGTAGAACCGGGTGCGGAAGGTGGTCTTGCTGGTGCCCAGACGCTCACCCCGATCCACCACGAGGAACTGACCGTGGAGGTCTTTGTAGCCGTTGCTGGCCGGGGTGCCGGTGAGGCCCGTGGTCCAGTCGAACTTGTCCGCGATCTTACGAAACGCCTTGACCCGGTTCGTGCTGGAGTTCTTCATCTTGCTGATCTCGTCCCAGATGATCCCGTTGAACGGCATCGGGCGATCCTTCTTGACGAAGTAGGTCTGGAGAGTCTCGGCCAGCCAGCCGAGGTTCTCGTAGTTGATCATGTACACGTCAGCAGGGCGCAGCAACGCCCGGGTGCGCTGGTCCTTGGTACCCGCCACCATGCTGAACCGCAGGTGTTTGGTGTGCTCCCACTTCGCAGCCTCTTGCCGCCACACCAGTCGGATGACTCGGATCGGGGCCACGATGATCACGCCGCGCAGGAAGCCGGTGTTGATCAGGTGCGCGAGGCTGGTCAGCGTGATGACGGTTTTGCCCAGACCCATGTCCAACCACAGCATCGAGTTGGCATGGGTGCATTGGAAGTTGACCGCCTTCTTCTGGTAGTCGTGGAGCAGGTCAGGTGTCAGCATACATCACCGGAATAGTCGTGCGAATTTCTACACCACCGTGTTCAAAACAAAGAGTGTTGCCAGAGATGCGAACACGAATGAGGTGTTTTTCACCCCAACTCAATCCAAACCACGCAACAGCGTTTTTGAAATTTTCATAAAAAGTTTCAGCGTCCATGTCAGCATCCCATCACCATTACGTCGATCATCAGCTTACCCTCGTCCACGTTGTCAATCACGAACACGTTGACCATTTGCTGGCGCAGCCTGTCATGCTCACGGTACTGTGCTGGTGTGGGCACTTGACCCTTGCGCTTGAACTCGCAGAACCACATGCGGCCATCGGGTCCAATGAACAGTCGATCAGGTACAGCGGCGCGGTTGGGGCTGGTGAACTTGTAGGCCAGCACACCTTTGCTCTTAGCGTAGTCGCAGACCTTGGCTTCAATCTGTTTTTCCAGCATTGCACTCTCCGTCCAGTTTGCGGTTCTCCAACTCGATCAGCAACTCGATGTAGTGCTTTGCTTTTTCCAAATCAGCGATGCCGTTCTTCTTGCGCCAGCGGCTGATGTACTTGATCACATTGCCCTCAAAATACCCCAGCGCGTTGGCATGGATGTACTCGACGGGTTGAATCGGCAGGTCTTTGTAATGGTTACCGGCCACTTGTTTGCTCAGTGCTGTCATTCTGTTCCACTCCTCAAGTTCTTCAATGGTTACCTCAGTTGTCATGCCAAGCCCAGACATAGCTTCTCCACTTCTCTGACGTAGTAATCAAAATCCACCGGCAGTTTTCCGGCGTCCTTGATGTCGTTGCAAGGCTGGACACCCCAGCCCGACTCGACACCGATCTTGCGCCACTCGGTCTTGCCCTTGAGCGGCGGCATCCACTTGAACAGACGGCCACCGCCTTCAGCGATGTAGTAGCGCGTGATGTTCTGCAACTGCTGGGGCTGCTGACCGTCCCACTCGATTGCCAGATAGCTGCTGCGGGGCACCTTGGTGCGCAGCATGAAGTCCATGATCTCGGGCCACTGCTGCACGGTCTGCCGGATCGGCGCACCCTCGACCAATACCTTCTCGGCCACTTTGGCGACCACCAGACCACCGGCGTTCTGGTGCCAGCCCATCTTGTACTCGTAGGCACCTTTGCGCTTGACAGTGGGGTCACCGGGTTTGACAAACGCCGGATCGAACACGCCGATGTAGTTGTTGACATCGCGGATCATCATGGCCTTGTAGATGGCTTCCTCAAGGTTCAGGCCAGTGCGCTCCTGCCACGCCATGCGGGCCAGATCGACGAGCACCTTGTGGGTGCGCGGCACCCGAACGGTCAGACCGTCCGTGTTCACTTGGATCAGGCGAAGCCCGGGGATCGTCATCAACCCCTCGGCCAGCAGGCACAGCAGCAGTTGTCCGTTGAGCGTGATGCTCATGGTGAACAGCGGGTCGTAGAAGACAGAGAACTGGTTGTTGCTGTCGCCGTAGACGCCGTTGAGCGCCAGTTTCAGCATGGCGCTTTCAGCGGACTTCTTGGGGTATGACTTGCGCTGCTCGAACAGGTACTTGTAGATGGCGACGAAATCCTTGCCTAGATGTGCAGGATGAAAGCCGTTACAGATAGCCAGATTTGGATAGTAAGAAGTGACATCAAGGTCCACAATGACTTGTTCGTCATTGGACTCGATGATCTCAGACTCGACGCTTCCATGAATACCGCCAAGACCAAACACGAAAGTAAAGCCATTGATGCAAGCAGTAAGGTCATTGAAAACTCCTTTCGTTTCAGTGATTGATTGCTGCTTGAGCCACTCCATGACCCGGGTGAACTCGGGCTGCTCGAACCTGATCCACGGCAGGATAGCATCCTTGAGGTGGATCACCGGGCGCTTGGTCTGCCGGGGTGTGCGGCCCTTGTCGCCGTAGTCGTAGCAGGCGACACCGGCTTCCTCCAGCTTCATGACGAAGTAGTCCTTGCCGATCTTGGTGTCGTTGTGGTTCATGAAGTCCCGGGCGTACTTGCGCGTCAGTTCCTCACGGAAGTGCAGCATGTCGAGGCTCTTGTGATAGAACGCCTTGGTCTGCGCCACATCGTGCTGGTTGTACTTCTTGAGCACTTCGATCTGCTCACGAGTCAACGTGGTGCCCACTTTGAACGGTAAGTCCTCGATGCTGTCGGAGCGCATGTTGAACTCCAGCACCTTGAGGCTGGTGGCCCGGGCCTTGTTGTCGAAGTGGTGAATCTTGAACAGGTCGATCTGGGTGACGAACTGATCGGACGGCTTGACGAGGTGCATCCATCGGTCACCATCTTCATCCTGCGATCCGATGATCGCCATCGCCTTCTGGTACAGCGTGGCAGCGTCAGCCTTGCCCATGCGGATCAGCGTGTGCAGGACCGGGTAGTCGAACCCGAGGTTGTTGAAGCCCACCATGCGGGCGTTGGTTTCCTTCAGGAACTGGAGGAACGCGATGATCTCGCGGGAGTCGTTGCGCCAGTCGCTGATCTCAAACATCCAGCGCAGCGGGGCGTCCGCATGCTCCACCGCCAACGTGAAGACGTTGGGGTAGGTTTCGATGTCGAACACATAGTCGTTACTCATTACTGTTACCGGGTAGGTGGGAGTGGCTGATCTGACGACCCAGATTGTCGGCGTTGCGCTTGCAATAAGCTGCCATGTAGCAGCCAGTCCCGATTCGTTTACTGACCCATCATGAAGGGCGGCAGGCCTGCCACAGCGGCAGCAGTGACACCCATAGGGTTAGCAGCGGGAGCCATTTGACCAAACGGTGCAGCAGGCATTCCCGGCATCGCTGTTGATGCGAAGCCCGGGGCGGCAGCGGGAGCACCAGCCACAGCGCCGAACAGGTTCGATGCGTCCACGGCACCCTCGCC